GAAGGCCTATCTTTATTCGTATCAGCAAAACTAATGCTTAAATGGTTGTTTTGTGCCACTAATTCAAGCATATTTCTAGCCAGGGCCAGTGCATCTTTCATATTACTTGCAGGAGATTTAATATCAAATGTTGCACCTTCTGGTAATATGATAATTTCATCTGAGCCTACCCTTTTGATTTGTTCATCCTGGTATAACCCAGTAACAACATACTGGCCAAAGCTCTGGAATCTAGCTCCAAGATTTAGCTCTGTATATAAAATATTTAGCATCTCATTACAGGATGTAATGTCCATAGCTGGATAACAATATGCAGAATCCATTAAATGGTCTTTGTGAAAAAATACGAATGGAATAAATCCATAGGGATTTTCTTCTTCTTGTTTGACTTTTCCATCTTCATCAAGATATAATATTTTTTCTGCATCCCAATAACAGAACATAGGATTTTCTGTGTAAGCTGGTTCATCAGTGTGCATTAACATTGGATATTGAATTGCTATTGGTTTTAATGGATTTAATGGGTCTGTATGTACATCAAAACTATATATTGGAGTATATTCAAATTTCCCATCATCTTTCCATGATACCTGGACAGCAAGGCTTCCTAATAGTTTTGTCATTTTTTCAATATGTTTCATTTTAAAATCTTTTAAATGGGCCATTTCTTTATATTGGCTTTCTTTACCTGATAATGTCCTATTAGCACCAAGTGTATATATCCTGGACATCTTATTTATAAATCTTTTTGTAATATTAAACGATACTAATGGAACCTCTTTAAATGCTTTAGCATTAAAATAATTTTTTATATATTGCATTGTATTATCACCTTGATAATAATCAAGCATCTTATATATAACTTTTCTTCTTTCTCTTGATTTTAATGTCTTATACTCTTTTATAGAATTTGTAACAAAACTTTCTGCATTACTATATATCATTTTGATGTCCTTAATTTTAAGTTTCTGATTGGGAATTTATTGACGAGAAAATATCTTAAAGCATCATTACCATGGCAGCTATAACCATCTTTTATAGGTAATGGCTTTAATGCAAAATTTTCTTTATGTTCTGGGTATCTATAGCTTTCCAAATCCTCTATGATACCAGTGCATTTTTTATCTATATGCAATCTTCTTGTTCCATCTTCTGAACAAATAAATGACCTAACATGAGATATGCCACTATTTATTGACCTGGAGGCTTTATCTCTAAGTGCATATATTTGTTTTCCAAATAATTGATAAAATAAATGAGCTTCACCAATACCAATACTGGATTGAACCTGATACCCTGCTGGGTCCCCAAATACTTGTACAATTCTGTGTTTTTTAGATTTTATTTTATCCACTAATTCAGCAGTTTTTAAATTTGTTTCATGTATGATTTCATCTATTATATAAGCATGGTCAATACCATCTATATTTTTACACTGCCAGAATAGACAGGCAGGCATCCTGAAACCCCAATCAACACTTAAATATACAGGCAGATTGGGATTATAGAAATTCTCACCGACATTCAAATCCCTATCAAAATCCCCATATACTCTGCCTGATAATGCTGTAAATGCTGCACCATATTCCTGGTGAAATACCTCTTTAGATAATGAGCTTTTGGCTTCAATTAAATCAGGGTCATTCCTTCCATCAGGAAATGCAAAATGATTATCCCAGGAGGGTGAATTAAAACTATACCAATTATCTTTTTTTAATCCCATTTGATACAGAGTATGAAAATATCCATATCCATCAGGTGTTGAAACAAATATAGCTGAACCTTTTTTATCTGATAATGTTGGCCTTAAATACATTTGCCATAATTTCTCAAAGTTAGGAACCTTTGAGGCTTCATCAACAATTACTAAATCACAACCTTCACCAATTAATGATGCAGGATGTTCAGCTGATTTACCTTCAATTATACTACTACCTTTATCCCAGTCAAATTTTAATATCTGGTCCTTGGCAGAATATTTTGAAGGCTTATATCCTCTTTTAATACAAAGGTCCTCATATACTAATCTAAATATTTTTTCTGATGTTGAATAGTTTGGAGCAACAATCCAGATTGTTTTACCAGGCTGAGTTAAATATACCTCAGCTTCTCTAGCTGCTGAATGTGATTTTCCAAACCTTCTACCACAACAAGCAACGATAAATCTTACTCCATCAGGATTGTTTGTTGGATGATAATTACCTTTAGGTGGAAAGTGCAATAGTTTTTGGCCAGAATGTGGCTCATAATCTATGAAATCAAACCATTTATTTTTGTAATTATCTATATTTATCATATTTTTTATTCTTTTTTACAACTTTAATTTATAAATTATAATCGTATTTTTTAATAAAAAAATAAAGGAGATAGGCAGAATGTCCGAAGAAATTAAAGGTAATGCAGTAGCAGATACAGGTGATGAGCAGGTTGCTCAGTCTAATCAATCAGACGAGAAATTAGATTATCAAACTCTCTTAACTAAATATAATGAAGAAATATCTAATTCTAAAAAACAGCGAAAAGGTAAGCAAGATTTCCAAGCTAAATACGAATCATTGATTGAATCTCAAAAAGTTGCAGAAGAAGAAAAGATGATTGCTGATGGAAAACTTAAAGAGGTTATTGAGGCTCAAAAAGCTGAATTGAAATCTTTAAAGGGTTCTAAAGATGAATTAGATGCTTTGAAGGCTTCAGAAATAACATCCTTACTAGAAAAAATACCTGAAGATAAAAGGGAGCAATATCAGAATTTAGATATTCCAATGTTAAGGAACATTGTGGAAGATTTTTATGCTAATCCAAATTCTAATCCTCAGCCTAAACCTGGAGCATCAAGGCAAGTTGAAATTAACAAGCCTTATGCACAGATGACTGAAGAAGAAAGAAAGATTTGGCATAATCAAACTTTAAATAATTTAAAAAAGTAAAGCTGTCAAAATGAAGGCTTCGTGCAGTTGAAAGACAGCTATATAATTTAGGAGTTTAATATGGCAATAGCTGCTGATAGTATATATACTGGTGGTGCTATGGACACTGGCAGTGCTGGGTCGCATGATGCATTTGTTCCAGAAATTTGGGGACCAGCGATAGAATTGGCCTTTAAAGAAAAATTGATTCTTGGAGGTCTTGCAACTGATTTGTCTGCTTTTGTTGCAAATGGTGGTGATAAAATTAGGATGCCACAAATTGATACAATTACAAGTGGAGATAAAACAGCAGAACAAGCGATTTCATGGGGAACAGGTGCTACTGCACAAACAGACCTTGAGCTTGATGTAGATAAGCATACTTATGCTGCTTGTATGATTGAGGATATTCTAAGTGTAACATCAAATTATGACTTAGTAAATATCTATGCTAAAGAGCTTGGTTATGCTTTGGCAAAATCAATAGATGAGAACATTGAAAGTAAACTGCTCGCATCTTGTCAGGCATCTGGTGGTGGAATTAATGGAATTGCATTAAGTAATGATTTAGGGAATGTTGCAGATTTTGATACAATCTTGGGTACTGTGTTAGTTGAGGACCAAGATGTAGCAAATTGGAATTTAGTGTTGCATCCTACTACTTTTGCAAATCTAGCTAATTTGGCTCAATTATCTTATGGTACAAGTGGTTCACCATTAGGTCAAACATTTACAAATACAGGACAAGTATTAAACTTGTTTGGTATGGGTGTTTTTGTTAGTCCTAATGTAACTAATTCTGCTACAGATATGGATTCAGCTGGTGGAACAGATACACAGACACCTATTGGTTATGTGGTTCATAAGTCTGCTTTGTACACTGCTTTTTCCAGAAATGTAAACCTAAAAACTTTCTATGATATTGATTATCTAGGGACTAAAATGGTTGCAGATGTTATGTATGGCTGCAAGGTGAATAGTGCTAATACTGCTGGACAAAAAAGAGTTCATTTCTTAATATAATTGTCTAGTTAATTGTTTACTATAATCATGGGGTGGTTTTTTTTGCCACCCCATAATTTTGGAGAATTTTATGAAACAAAAAATTATCACTATAAAGGCTAAGGGCAAGTCTGGTTTTACAAGAACACTTGGAGAAATAGAATTTTCTCAAATGATAGATAAAGATGATTTTGATATTATTACAAGTCAAAAAGATGATGGTGATGGAATCCCTGATAGTAATTGGACCAAATCTGATATAATGAATTATCTGGAATCTAAAAATATAGATTTTAAGTCATCTGATAAAAAAGCTGACTTATTAGCTTTGTGTTAGTATGCCAAGGTTTGGGAATAAATCAAAAGAAAGATTAGCAACTTGCCATCCTGACCTTCAAAGAATATTTAATGAGGTAATTAATTATGTTGATTGCTCTATATTGGAAGGCTATAGAAACAGTTACTGGCAGGATAAATACTATGCTGAAGGTAAGACAAAAGTTAAATACCCTGATGGTAGGCATAATGATAATCCTTCTAATGCTGTGGATGTTACCCCCTATCCTGTTGATTGGGATGATAGGGAACGACAGACTTTATTTGCTGGGTTTGTTCTTGGTATTGCTCAGTCTATGGGTATTAAGCTAAGATGGGGTGGCGATTGGGACCAGGATTTCAAGGTACAAGATAACAAATT